CCATCTATTTTTTGTGAAATAAATTCCAAGTATTTACGCGCATTATGTGACGATAAATCTTTAGGTAACTCATAAGTGAATGGTTGATTACCACTAGTTAAAACTTCATATACTATAGTTTCTTTTTTTATTTTGCAATTAGTTATTTTCATTATAAACTCCTTTTAAACACTGCTGAAATAGACGTCTTTTATATTAAAGCGCCACACAGGCGCTGTTAATCACAATTTAGTTCTATCAGTGATTTTAGACTCCATAACTCTTTGATGTGATTCTTTAGCTTCTCGAATCATATCTTTAAATTCTTGACTGTCTATAAAAGCTTTAGCCTCTTCTATTTGCTCTTGAGTAAGCTCTTTACCACCAGTATTGATGTGTAAGTGTTCAATTTCTTTATAAGTACTCATTTTTTCGACTCCTGTTCTTCAAGTTCACTTTTAGTTATAGGTAAACCATTGTTCAATCTATAAGTCAGTTCTTCTTCTGTATAAAAGGGGATTTCAACCATTTCCCACTCTTCAATGTTAATGTCAACTTCTTTAAAATCCATGTTAAACCCTCCTGTGAAATGAATTTTCTATTATTTATAGTAATTACTTATAAAAATACAATCTTTACCTATCTCAAACTTTGTATTCTAAATGTACTCGTAATCCATAGTCTGATTCTTTAGTAACGATTTTCTCTTCTAAATAATCTAAAGTTTTATACTTACCACCATTAATATATGCGTTACAAGAAACGATGTTGTCCATATGATTGACTAATCTTGAAGCATACTCTCTAGGTACATATCCAACGTGAAATTCAGAGTATTCATTTGAAATCATAACTTTTATCGCGTTTTCATCATAAGGATTATCCGGTTCTTTTTGTAAGAATACACCAGGAATAACCTCGTAATCAGAAATTTCATACACCTTGTCTTCATAAAGTAATTCTTCTTTAAGTTCATTTCCTTTCAAATCACTATATAAGAAAAAGAAATCGTCGTTATTTTTCATTTTCTTGATAAGTTTCTTTAATTCTTTTCTACGACCTTCATAATTTAATCCTACGACGTCGAAAATTTCAACTTTAGTTTGTTCATCATCATTAATAGGTAGACAATCATTCGAGATAATTGTTTCCTTATTCTTAGATAATTGCATATAAGTTTTTAAAATTGAGATGAATCCTGTTAAAGGAGAGTTTGTTACGAAATAAACTGTTAATTTTCTATTATCGTTTAATGTTAAAAAAGCTTGGTTTTTCCAAATAGTAACAACAGTGTTATAATCTATCACCTCTGATAATGAGATTTTGAATATATAATCTTCTTCTTTCCTTATAAAACAAATCTCTTCATGTGAAATGAATATAGAACCCATTCTCCTCTTGTTTTCGTCGAATTTTATGTCGCAACTGTCGCTGATTATTGGTTCAAAGTAACTGTATTGATCTGATAATATTTTTTCATCTTGCTTTCTAGGTTTCATTTTACTACCTCCTATAAAATAACTTTTCCAACTAACCTCACACTTTCGTTATCATAAAAATATAAATCTTTATACTTTTTATTTAAAGAAACCAACGTTAATCTATTATCTTCTACATAAACTTTCTTTACGTAAGCATCTCCATTTATAATAAAGACGCCTATTTGTCCATCTTTGATAGTGTGAGATTTTTCAATGAATATAATTTGTCCGTTTTTAAATAACGGCTCCATTGAGTCTCCATTTACTTTTAAAGCTATATCATGTGCGGGGACATAACCTCTTACGAATTCTTTTGAAATAGGCTCGTTATATAATCTTTCGCCAATACCAGCTGACGCACAACCATATATATCCACTTCGGATTTTTCTTGAATGTAAGAATTGAAATCTACCAGATTATCACTGTCATTATTTTGTTCTTCTAATTGATTAGTCGCATATTTTAGTACATTGCTTTGTCTTGGAGGCGTGAGTTTACTGTATATGGAAGTGATGTCGTTATTTTCAATTTTTCTATTCTTAGAAATATCAAACCCCATAAGCCACGCTTCGTTAACGTTTAAAGCCTTTGCTAGTTCAAAGACTTTGTCTTGTTTCGCTTCATATTTTCCGTTTAAATAATCGCTAATTGAGTTTCTACCAATACCAGTCCTTCTTGATAGCTCTGATTGAGATATCTTCCGTTCAGACATAATTTGCTTTAATCTATCCTTAAAACTGTTCATATTTCTGAACACCTCCTAAGAACATAATACTACGTACAATGACGATTATCAATAATTTTTAACAAATATTGTACAGAAAAATGTATTTTATGTGTTGACTTATTTGAACAAAGGTGTTTTAATTGATTTGTACAGAAAACCGAACAAGAAGGGAGGTGAGTTTATGATATACAATTTCGATTATAGTTTGCTGTACGAAAGAATGGCAGAGTATAGATATAGCCAAAGTTCTTTAGCGAACGCAATCCCTATTTCAAGGACATCTATTAATCACAAGTTGCAAGGAAAAAATTTATTTACACAATGGGAAATAAAACGAATCTGTGAATTATTAGAAATCCCACCAACAAAAGTAGGTAGATATTTTTTTGAACAAAATGTACAGAAACCTGTACAAATGTCGTAACAGGAGGAAACTATGGAACAAATCACATTAACCAAAGAAGAGTTGAAAGAAATTATAGCAAAAGAAGTTAGAGAGGCTATAAATGGCAAGAAACCAATCAGTTCAGGTTCAATTTTCAACAAAGTAAGAATCAGCCATAACGATTTTGATGAAATTAATAAAAAGTTTGCTTATACAGAACGTTTAAGAGGTGCTGACAATCTCGGCTTAGGACATCCATTATCTTTGAAGAAATATCAACACGGAATAGGATGTTATGAAAATTACAAAGCATACGCTAGTGAAATTCATGACCACATTAGAAAACTTACATTATCAGCTTTTGGTGTAACGCTTAATTCTGATTTAAAAGAGAGTGAATACGATGAAGCTAGCAGAATGTATGACATGTTGAAGAACTTTTATTTATATCGTTACCAAAAACGAATTGAAACCTTGTCAATTGAAGATTTCGAATAAAGGAGGAACTACAAATGTTACAAAAATTTAGAATTGCGAAAGAAAAAAATAAATTAAAACTCAAATTACTCAAGCATGCTAGTTACTGTTTAGAAAGAAACAACAACCCTGAACTGTTGCGAGCAGTTGCAGAGTTGTTGAAAAAGGTTAGCTAAATTCAACGGTAAGGATTTGCCCTGCCTCCACACTTAGAGTTTGAGATCCAACAAACACATAAGTTTTAGTAGGGTCTAGAAAAAATGTTTCGATTTCCTCTTTTGTAACAGTTTCAATTCCTTCATATCCTGGAAAAACAATTTTCTTTAAATCCGAAACATGTTTTTTTGAACCATCCTTTAAAGTAACTAGAAGTTTCATACTTATCACCTCCTTAGGTTGATAACAACATTATACACGAAAGGAGCATAAACAATATGCAAGCATTACAAACAAAATCGAACATAGGAGAAATGTTCAATATTCAAGAAAAAGAAAATGGAGAAATCGCAATAAGTGCAAGAGAGTTATATAAAGCTTTGGAAGTTAAAAAGCGTTTTAGCGCTTGGGCAGAAATTAACTTGAAGCATTTCAAAGAAAATAGGGATTTTACAAGTGTACTTACAAGTACGGTTGTTAATAACGGAGCTGTAAGACAACTAGAAGATTATGCTTTAACACTTGATGTAGCTAAACATGTTGCAATGATGTCAGGTACAGAAAAAGGTTTTGATTTTAGAGAGTACTTCATCCAAGTTGAAAAAGCATGGAATAGCCCAGAAATGATTATGCAACGTGCTTTAAAAATTGCTAACAACACAATCAATCAATTAGAAACAAAGATTGAACGTGATAAACCAAAAATTGTATTTGCAGATGCAGTAGCTACTACTAAGACATCAATTTTAGTTGGAGAGTTAGCAAAGATCATTAAACAAAACGGTATAAACATCGGGCAACGCAGATTGTTTGAGTGGTTACGTCAAAACGGATTCCTTATTAAACGCAAGGGTGTGGATTATAACATGCCTACACAGTATTCAATGGAACGTGAGTTATTCGAAATTAAAGAAACATCAATCACACATTCGGACGGTCACACATCAATTAGTAAGACGCCAAAAGTAACAGGCAAAGGACAACAATACTTTGTTAATAAGTTTTTAGGAGAAAAACAAACATCTTAATAGGAGGAACGAACAATGCAAGCTCAAAACAAAAAAGTCATCTATTACTACTATGACGAAGAATGTAATAGACGACCCGTTAATATTCAATACAACGATGGCTACGACTTAATGATAGACCAGCGTTTTATTGAAATGACGCTTGAAAGACATCCGCATTTAAAAAATAACTTTTATGGATTAATAGATGGAAAAGAATTTAAGTTAGATTAAATTTTTGTGTTAGATAATTAAAAGCTAATTTGCTTAGCAATGTTACGGACATACTAGTGGTTTTGTTTGCGACTTTTTTAACTTCTTTCCAAGTGTGATTGTCTCGGATATTATCTAAAAATTCATGCCCTGACCAAGTTATATCGTTAATTGTATAACCATAAATATGTCCATCTTCCCAACCGAATTTAACACTAACATACTTTGCTTCTTCCAGTTTTAATAATGCATACATTACAGTTTCAAAATCATATTTTCCAAATACAACATTATCTTTGAAATTGTATTCGGTGAGCGGTTCACCAATCTTTTTATTAGTTTCAATTTCTAACAAAAGATGTCTAACACAATCATGATCTAATTTCATACTTATCACTACCTTAGGTTGATAACAACATTATACACGAAAGGAAAGATAGAAATGCCACATATTTTAAACGTAACAGTTCCAATACCTGAAACACACGTGCTTATCACAAAAGATGAATATGAAGAGTTAATAGCTTACTCATTAGACCCTGTATGGAACATGAGCGACTTAAAGAAGAAATTAAAAATTGCATCTGATGAAACAATCAAAGACAGGTTATTATTTCACCCTAGACTCGAAAAAGAGTTAAGAGCACAAGGTATCGTACATTATCCTGATGAGAATTTTAATCGTTGGAGGTTTAACGCAAGAAGGATGCATAAGTTTGTAGATGAACATTTTAATGAGATTTACAAAGGAGGGCACAACAAATGAGTAAAACTTATAAAAGCTACCTAGTAGCAGTACTATGCTTCACAGTCTTAGCGATTGTACTTATGCCGTTTCTATACTTCACTACAGCATGGTCAATTGCAGGATTCGCAAGTATCGCAACATTCATATTCTATAAGGAATACTTTTATGAAGAATAAAAAAACTGCTACTTGCGCCAACAAGTAACAGTAACAAACATTTAAGAAATAAAATTCAAGTTAAATATAAAACGAAAAACGGAGGAAGTCAACCATGACTAAAAATTATAAAGACATGACGCAGGAAGAAATAAAAGACTTATTATCTGAAAAAACAGCAGAATTGTATGAATTAGCGAAAGAAATTAAGGGAGAAAGTAAATTTGATATTTTGCTTTTCTCATCAATAGGAGTTATCGACGGAGATTATTTAGCAGGTTCAAGTTCTGTGATTGGTCATACTTTTGATCTTGCTTACTTATTGGATAGCACTAAGAGTTATAAAGATATTGTCAATGTTCTCCAAATGTGTAAATCACAAAAAATTCTCGGTATAGATGACGACAAGGAGGACTAAAACAATGTATTACAAAACGGGTGACGTATGTCGAAAAATATTTAATGTAGATGGCTTTGATTTTCAATTAAGAGTTAAGAAGCGAGCATATAGTGTCGAAATAGTCGTTTTAGATCATGAAGGAAATTCAATTGACGGGCTACTAGTTTCTGACGAGAACGATCTATACACAGCTTTAGATATTTTGAAACAAAGTATTTATGAATGGATTGAAAATAACACAGATGAACAGGATAGACTAATTAACTTAGTCATGAAATGGTAGGTATAAGCATGAGAGATACAGAAAGAAATATATTGAATATTTTTAAGACGTTATTCGACGAATATACTTTGTCAAACCAACGAGCATTATTGGAAATTGAACGTAATCATCACGGATACTTATCGATTAATTTCTTGCACTATCACGACAGTTACAAAACAAACAATAAGCTTGTGCAGATACATGAAATCAATCCAGACAGCCATGAACGAATAAAAAATTTAATTATCGAGGTGCTAAGAGGTCATCGGAAGATTAAAAAAGGAGCATGAGGAAAGATATGAAAATAAATAAGTTAACTATATCGAACTTTGCTGGAATCAAAGAAGAAAAATTTAACTTTGACGGTAAAGATGCAAAAATATACGGCAATAATGCGACTGGCAAGACTACAACAGCAACCGCATTACAATGGCTGCTTTTCGATAAGGGTTTAGACGGTTCAACCAAATCATTTAACCCTGTACCTTTAAACGAAAAAAACGAAGAAAATTATGAGTTAATTCCGACTGTTTTCGCAGAATTTGAAATCGACGGAAAAATTACGACTTTTAAAAAAGAGTCACATCCTAAATACACAATAAATCAAAAAACGAATCGCAAGGAATACTCACGAAGTCGAACGAAGAAACAATATATCAATGATGAATCAATAAAAGTAAAGGATTATAAAGCTCGTATTGATGAACTGATTGATGAAGATGTATTCAAGTTAATTACGAACCCTCAAGCATTTAACTTACTAGATTGGAAGAAACGAAGAAGTTTGTTGTTTGAAATCGCTAAACCAATCAATGATGAGGATGTCATTAAAACAAATGATGATTTTAAAGAACTAAATAATATTCTTGGAGATCACGAAATTGAAACAAAGAAAAAGATTCTTACAGACAAGATAAAACAGATTAACAAAGATATCAAAGATATTCCGATACGTATTAACCAAACGCAACAAAATAAGCAGGATGTACCGGAATTCGATAATGATAGACACACAATCATAAAACAAGAAATTGAGCAACTTGAAAATGAGCGTATAGATATTCAAAACGGTGCAGAAGAAATTAATTTGCGTAACCAATTAGCTGATAAACAATCAGAATTGAAGCGCATAGAAGCTAATAATAGCGCCAGTAATGAGAACAAAATACATGCTTTAACAAATGAGCTACACGTTGAAAATGGAACGGTTGCGAATCTTAAAACAAGATTAAAGCAAAACAAACAACAAATTACACATGAAGAAAATCGACGTAATCAATTATTAGAAAATCATAAAGGATTAAAAAGTGATTTAGAAAAAGCTAAAAATCAAAAATTTGAATATCTTGATGACAATGTATGTAGTTGTTGTGGTCAACAGTTACCAGCTGAACAAGTGAGTGAGGTAAGAGAAAAAGCATTGCAGAAATTCAATGCAAACAAATCGAAAGAATTAGAAACAATACAAACATCTATCAATCACATTATTTCAGAGGGCAAGAAAATAAAGCCAATTATCGAGAAATTAGAGGATGACAACAATAATTTACAAATTAAAATCAACGAAGCAGAAGAGCGTTCAGCAAGAATACAAAACAAAATTAATAAGTTGAAAACAACTCACGTTGACGTTACGCAAACTGACGAATACAAAGCAGTAATGTTAGAGATAAATGAGATTAATCAAAAACGCTCTAACATCAGGAAAACTATTCAAGATAAAGTTTCAGGAATAGATGACAAAATAAGCGAACTTACTCAAGAAAAATCAGAAATTGAAGTGTCAATATCAATCGAAAAATCAAATAAACATCTAGATGATGTTATTTCTGAATTAAGAAATGAAGAAGACAGATTATTGGATGAAAAAGAAAAGTATTCACATGACCTTTATATCTTAAAAGAATTTACAACAACAAAAGTCAAAATGCTTACTGAAAACATCAATAACGAATTTGATATTGCTGAATTTAAGCTATTCAATACCTTAGTTAACGGCGAATTAGAAGAAACATGTTCAACAACGGTTAATGGTGTCGAGTATGACAGCGGTTTAAATAACGCCTCAAGAATTAATGTTGGCTTAGATATCATCAACACACTATCAAAACATTTTAAAGTTACAGCGCCAATATTTATTGATAATGCTGAATCAGTAACAGAGCTTATCAAAACAGAATCACAACAAATTCAATTGATAGTAAATGAACAAGATAAAAAATTAAGAATGGAGACTATATAAAATGACTGAAAATAATAAATTACAAACTATTGAACAACAATTAGTACAAGAAAAGAACGTATCTGACAACGTATTAAACAAAGTGAGAGTTTTAGAGTCACAAGGCAATTTGGAATTGCCAAATGATTATTCACCAAGTAATGCCATGAAACAAGCATGGTTACAAATTAGCCAAGATAACAAATTAATGAGTTGTAACGATACAAGCAAAGCAAATGCCTTATTAGACATGGTAACGCAAGGTTTAAATCCAGCTAAAAATCAATGCTACTTTATTCCTTACGGCAACAAAATGCAGTTACAACGTAGCTATCACGGTAATGTAATGATGTTAAAACGTGATGCAGGTGCTCAAGATGTTGTTGCTCAAGTGATTTATAAAGGCGATACATTCAAGCAAGAAATGGGAGAAACAGGACGTATCAAAGCGATTAAACACGAACAAGACTTCTTTAACATCGACAAAGAAAACATTATCGGTGCGTACTGCACAATCGTATTTAATGATGGACGAGATAACTATATTGAAGTCATGACTATTGAACAAATTAAACAAGCATGGATGCAGTCATCAATGATTAAAGATGAAAAAGCATTACAAAATTCTAAAACACATAATAATTTCAAAGAAGAAATGGCTAAAAAAACAGTTATCAATAGAGCTGCTAAACGTTATATCAACACATCAACAGATAGCAATCTTTTCAAATACGCACAAGAATCCGAACAACGTCAACGCAAAGAAGTGTTGGACGCAGAAGTTGAAGAAAATGCAAATCAAGAACAATTGGACTTTGAACAACCAGTTCTTGAAGAAGCACAATACACAGAATTAGAAAATGAAAAACCTATTGATGTATCTGACTTTGAAGAAATAAAAGAACCTGCAACAGAAAAAGAAAGCGAAGAAGAGCCATTTTAATTGAAACAATAGCAACTGGTTCAAGTGGTAACTGCTACGTCTTAAATGATGGACGTACTACGTTACTACTTGAGGCAGGTATAAAATTTGAACGTGTTCAAAAGCATTTCAAATATAAAACAAGACATATAGCAGGGTGTCTTATCACACACGAACATGGTGATCATGCAAAGTACACAAAGCAGTTTGTCGACAATGGTGTAATCAGCTATATGACTGCTGGAACACAACAAGCTATGAATTTTGAAAGTCATCGCTTATGCACGATTAAGGCAAAGCAAGAGCTGCGAATAGGTACATGGTCAATTCTACCGTTTGACATCGAACATGATGCTAACGAGCCTGTGGCTTTCTTATTACAAAGCACACTAGGTTATAAGATTCTGTATGTTACTGATACAAAGTATTTGAAATACAAATTTAATGGCATTACGCACATGATGCTAGAAGTTAATTATATCTATGAACAAATGCAAGAAAACATAAAAAACGGCAGTGTGCACAGCACATTAGCAAACAGAATTATGGAGTCTCATTTTAGCTTAGAACATGCTATCGGAATGTTAAAAGCAAATGATTTAACTAGACTCGAAGAAATACATTTAATTCATTTAAGTAGTCAAAATTCAAATGCAAAATACATTAAAAGTGAAATACAAAAAGTGACGGGCGCGCCCGTTTATGTTGGAGGTTTATAAATGCTAAACAGAACAATATTAGTTGGTCGTTTAACTAGAGACCCAGAATTAAGAACCACTCAAAGTGGTGTAAATGTAGCATCATTCACATTAGCAGTTAACCGCACATTTACGAATGCACAAGGAGAGCGCGAGGCAGACTTTATTAATATCATCGTATTTAAAAAACAAGCAGAGAACGTTAATAAATACCTATCTAAAGGATCGTTGGCGGGCGTAGATGGTAGGTTACAAACGCGGAACTATGAAAATAAGGAAGGTCAACGTGTATACGTTACGGAAGTTATTGCTGATAGTATTCAATTTTTAGAACCGAAAAACTCAAATGACACTCAACAAGATTTATATCAACAACAAGTACAACAAACACGTGGACAATCGCAATATTCAAATAACAAACCAGTAAAAGATAATCCGTTTGCGAATGCAAATGGTCCGATTGAAATAGATGACAATGATTTACCATTCTAATTTAACCGGTTTGAAAGTGAGGTGTGTATATGACTGGTTGGATAAGTATTGATCGCTCAATTCAAAATCATTGGCTATTTAAAGAAAAGAGAACATTTTCAAAGTTTGAAGCATGGATATATTTACTCATGGAAGCGAATCATTCAAAGGCAAAAGTGCCTATTGGAAACCAAATTGTAACCGTAGAAAGAGGACAAAGATTAACATCGATTTTGACCTTGTCTGACCTTTTTAACTGGTCACGATTTAAAGTGAAAACCTTCCTTGACTTACTCGAGAGTGATGGAATGTTAGAAGTCAAAACAACATCAAAATATACCCTTATAACCATTGTCAATTATGACTTTTATCAAAGTGAGCAGGGCAGGAACCAACATCAAAACGACATCAAACCAACATCAAAACAACATCAGTCAAACATCAACCCAACATCAAAACAACATCAAACCAACACAAACAATAATGATAATAAAGATAATAATGAAAAGAATGTGAATAATGAGAAGAAGAAGACAACCGCCTTCGACTTCTTCCAAGATAACGGATTCGGTTTCATAACTTCTTACAATTTAGACGATTTAAATTATTATCTTGATTCATTTGAAAATGATTCAGATGAAATAGTTACCGCATCACTTAAAATCGCTAAAGACAGAAACAAAGTTACTTGGGGATATGCTAAAAGCATTTTGAATACATGGCTTAATGCAAACTTGAAATCTATTGAACAAGTACGTGCATTTGAAAAGCAACAACTTGAAAGCAAAAAACAAAATTATAAACCTTTCGTTAAACAATCAAAAGAAAAAACACCCAAATGGCTCACAGACAGCACGAGAGAAACGAAAACGCCGGAAGTAGATGAAAACCTTGAGAAAGACAGAGAAGCTTTTATTAAGCGTCTAAATAGCAAATGGGAGTGATTGAAAATGGATGCATTTGATAAATACTATCTATTTGATCATGACGGCAACAAAATGTTTTCAGTTACACCACATTTTAAAGATGGTCGGCATTTAGTTGTTGGAATAAAAGAAACAAAATTTAATGGTCGTCGTTGGTATTTAGACGATTATGAATTAAATACACTTATTGATAATGAACAAATGGAGTTAGGACACCAAACAAGCTTATTTGAATATATATGAGGGATTACATGGAGATAGAAATTAAATTTAATGAAGTGTTTAATGCGACGATGGGGTCGCCTCGTCCACGCTTTCGTAATACAGGTAGATTTGTTCAAACTTACATGCCAACGTCTTACACAAAGCATAAAGCGTATATACAAGGGCAAATGCCTAAGTTAAATCTAGAGCGCGCACTAAAAATCGAATTAGACTTTTACTTTCCATTGCTTAAATCATGGTCGAAGAAAAAGAAAAGCGAAATGGTTGGGCAGTATAAAGTGACTAAGCCGGATATCGACAACTTAATTAAAACGGTATTAGATGCTTGTAATGGCCATGTATGGAAAGACGATAACCAAATTACAGAAATAACTAGCTCAAAGCGTTATGGAATTGAGCCCAAAATAATCATACGAATAGAAGAAATATAAGAGGTGGATAAAATGGCGAGAAAAGCAAGGATTGTAACAATAAATGATAAACCTTATAGGTTCAGTAAATTTGAAATGGAATTAATAGAAAGTCACGGTATAACCGCTGGAATGGTTTCTAAGAGAGTAAAAGACGGTTGGGAACTACATGAAGCAATGGACGCACCAGAAGGTACGCGTTTAAGCGAGTACAGAGAAAAGAAAACAATAGAAAGACTGGAACAAGCTAGACTCGAACGCAAATTGGAAAGAAAGCGAAAGAGAGAGGCTGAGCTAAGAAGAAAGAAGCCACACTTGTTTAATGTACCTCAGAAACATTCACGTGATCCGTACTGGTTTGATAATACTTATAACCAAATGTTCAAGAAATGGAGTGAAGCATAATGAGTGTAATCAGTAACAGAAAAGTAGATATGAATGAAATACAAGACAATGTTAAGCAACCAGCGCACTACACATACGGCGACATTGAAATTATAGATTTTATCGAACAGGTTACGGCGCAGTATCCACCACAATTAGCATTTGCAATAGGTAATGCAATCAAATATCTATCTAGAGCACCGTTGAAAAACGGACACGAGGATTTAGCAAAGGCGAAGTTTTATGTCCAAAGAGCTTTTGACTTGTGGGAGCAATGACTATGACATATAACGCGCGCAAAGAATACTTAAACCAATTTTTCGGATCTAAGAGATATCTGTATCAGGATAACGAACGAGTGGCACATATCCATGTAGTGAATGGCACTTATTACTTTCACGGGCATATCGTGCCAGGTTGGCAAAGCGTTAAAAAGACATTTGATACTGCTGAAGAGCTCGAAATATATATAAAGCAACATGGTTTGGAATACGAGGAACAGAAGCAACTAACTTTATTTTAGAGGAGATGGAAATGATGAATAATCGTGAACAAATTGAACAATCCGTTATAAGTGCTAGTGCGTATAACGGCAATGACACAGAGGGATTGCTAAAAGAGATTGAGGACGTGTATAAGAAAGCGCGAGCATTTGATGAAATACTTGATGGAATGACAAATGCTATTCAACATTCAGTTAAAGAAGGTATTGAACTTGATGAAGCAGTAGGAATTATGGCAGGTCAAGTTATCTATAAATATGAGGAGGAACAAGGAAAATGACTAACACATTAACAATTGATCAGTTACAAGAGTTATTACAAATACAAAAGAAGTTCGACGATAGAATACCGACTAGAAATTTAAATGACACAGTAGCTAGTATGATTATTGAATTTGCGGAGTGGGTTAACACACTTGAGTTTTTTAAAAATTGGAAGAAACAACCAGGTAAGCCATTAGATACACAATTAGATGAGATTGCTGATTACTTAGCTTTCAGTTTGCAATTAACTTTGACTATTGTTGATGAAGAAGATTTGGAAGAAACTACTGAGGTTATGGTTGATTTGATTGAAAATGAAGTTACTTTACCTAAACTACATTCAGTTTATTTTGTTCATGTAATGCATACACTAACAGAACAATTTGTAAAAGGTATTGATAATAGTATTGTACAAGTTTTAATAATGCCTTTTTTGTACGCCAATACTTACTATACAATCGACCAACTCATTGACGCATACAAAAAGAAAATGAAAAGGAACCACGAAAGACAAGATGGAACAGCAGACGCAGGAAAAGGATACGTGTAAAGACATCTTGGATCGAGTCAAGGAGGTTTTGGGGAAGTGAGCGACATGTTAGAAATATTTTTAATAGGGTTTGGCGTTTATCTCTTTTATCGCATAGCAATTATTTTTCTTAAGAGTAAAAAGACTATACACACAAACATATATGAAATGATAATGCTTGCTACTATCTTTATGATATCTACAATTGCTTATAAACATCAAAAGACGCATATCTTAATAGCATTTTTAGTAATGTTTTTTATGAGTAAGCTCAAACAAGTTCAAGGGAGCTATGAGGAATGACACAATACTTAGTCACAACATTCAAAGATTCAACAGGACAACCACATGAACATTTTACTACTGCTAGAGATAATCAGACGTTTACAGTTGTTGAGGCAGAGAGTAAAGAAGAAGCTGAGCGCAAATACGAGGCACAAGTTAAAAGAGGTGCAGTTATTAAATTAGGGCAGTTGTTTGAAAATATAAGGGAGTGTGGGAAATGATTAAGCAAATACTAAGATTATTATTCTTACTAGCAATGTACGAGTTAGGTAAGTATGTAACTGAGCAAGTATATATTATGATGACAGCTAATGATGATGTAGAGGCGCCGAGTGATTACGTCTTTCGAGCGGAGGTAAGTGAGTGATGTGGATTACTATGACTATTGTATTTGCTATATTGCTATTAGTTTGTATCAGTATTAATAGTGATCATGCAAGAGAGATACAAGCACTCAGATATATGAATGATTATCTACTTGATGAAGTAGTTAAAACTAAAGGATACAACGGGTTAGAAGAATACAGGATTGAATTGAAGCGAATAAATAACGATATTAAAAAGTAATTTATATTATCGGAGGTATTGCATTGAATGATAAAGATTGAGAAACACGATATCAAAAAGCTTGAAGAATACATTCAGCACATCGAT